ACGCTACTATGACTTGTAAAGATGGCGGTGGTTTCACTGCTATGAAGAAAATGCAGAAGTGCTAAATAAGTCAGACTTGTTTAGGAAAGCAGGGGGTTCGCCCCTTGCTTTTAATTGGAGAAAAACATGAGCAATGGAATTGTTGCTTCAGTCACACGGGCTGGTGCATACGAACCGTTTGAGTTGCAAGTGGCGCGTGGTCAAATTTTGGGTCACAGTACAGCAAATATTTTTGCATACGGAACTACACCTGCTACCGCAAATTTATTTAGAACTGTTTGGGAAAACATGGCGACAACCGACTATGTATTCCCGTCATCTGCATCCACAATGAATTTGGTGAGCACTGTGGCAGGTGACACGGCTACCATCACGATCACTGGATTAGATTCCAGTTACAACTTAATTTCTGAGAGTTTGGTTTTGAATGGAACAACCAATGTTCCAACGACTAAATCATATTTTCGTATCAACAACATATCAGTCTCCGCTGGTTCGGCAACTAACCCTACAGGTGTAATTACACTGTCTGTTAGTTCAACTGTTTATGCTCAAATAAATACAGCCACAGTCAACGGAGTTACTAGCAGTATTGGCACATCTCAAATGGGTGTGTATACAGTACCTAATGGCTATGCATTTTACGGATACAGATACGGCGCGTATTCATCTTTTAACGGTAATACCGCTAACTACACAACATATAGAGCATTAAGCAATGCTTCTTCTGGTGTGCAAAAAGTTATCGTTCAAACACCATACAACACCACTTACGAAGTGCAGCGTCATTTTCCATTTGGATACCCTTCTGCATCAGACTTGAGATTTCAAGTTGCAAGCAGTGCCGCAACAGCCGCAGTAGTTAGCATCAATGTTGGTGGCGTTTTGATAGAAAACAACAACAGTGCCACTGGTTCAGGCACTTAATCATGCCGAGCAAATCCAAGGCGCAACACAATTTGATGGAGGCGGTGGCGCATAACCCCGCTTTCGCTAAAAAAGTCGGCATTTCACAAAAAGTCGGCAAAGAGTTTGCCAAGGCTGATGAAGGCAAGAAGTTCAAAGTTGGCGGTCTCTATGCCAACATCCACGCAAAACAGGAACGCATCAAGCACGGCTCTGGCGAGCACATGCGCAAGCCTGGAAGCAAAGGTGCACCCACCGCCCAAGCCTTCAAAGACTCGGCCAAAACAGCCAAGAAGTCTGGCGGTGGAGTATCATTGTCGGTAGGTCGCGGAGAAAAGCTCTCCGTGAGCCAAGGTGCAGGGCTCACTGCCAAAGGCAGAGCCAAAGCGAACAGAGCGACGGGAAGTCACTTGCAAGCGCCAGCCCCGCACCCCAAAACGAAAAAGGACGAAGGTCGAAAAAAGTCATTCTGCGCTAGAATGAGCGGTGTCGTGAAGCAATCAAAAGGCGAAGCGCCTCGTGCAAAGGCTTCGCTGAAACGATGGAACTGCCCAGGATGGTGAAATGGCTACAAGCGGAACAGTCGGACAGACCGTTGTAACGGTTCAGAATCTGATCGACAGCGGCGCTCGTCGTGCGGGTAAGCTCGCCGAGGAATTGACCTCGGAGCAGATCCTTGCCTCGAAGCAAAGCCTGTACTATCTGCTTTCGAATCTCGTCAACATCGGTATTCAATACTGGTGCATCAACAAGATTATCGTCGGTCTGATCCCTGACCAGACGTATTACTACCTCCCTGTGGGCACAGTGGACGTGCTCAATGCCAATTATCGCACCTTGACGAGCGTAACCACAGGCGCTTACAGCTCCTCGGGTGTTGCGCTCAATGCTTTCAATGGGGTTGGCAACCTGACCTGCCAGCTTTCCAACAACACCGGCTACATCGGCATCAATAACGGCTCTGGAAACGCTGTTATGATCACGACAGTGGGCATCTTGCCTTGCGTTTCTGGCTCGGTGACTGCGAATATTCAATACTCCCAAGACAATTCCACGTGGACCACGCTTTACAGTCCCGGTGCAACCACGTGGACTTCTGGAACTTGGATCTATTACGACCTGCAACCCACTGTTAACGCACCTTACTGGCGCATCCAACAGACCTCGGGCGTCAACATGGGGTTCTATCAGGTGGTTTTCGGCACGAACCCGACCTCTATCAACATGGCGCGCATGAACCGCGACGACTATTCGTCGCTGCCGAACCGCAGTTTCACTGCGTTGCGCCCTCTGCAGTATTGGTTCAACCGCACGATCCCGCAGCCGAACATGGAACTGTGGCCAGTTCCGAACAGCATTCAGCCGCAGCTGGAGCTTTGGCTCAGTCGCCAGATCCAAGACGTGGGCGAACTCTCCGGCGAGATCGAAATTCCGCAGCGTTGGTACTTGGCGGTGCAAAATATGCTTGCGCATCAGATGGCAATGGAGCTTCCGAATGTTGACCCAGGAAGAATTTCCTACTGCGAACAGCAAGCCGAGAAGTATTGGGCTCAGGCAGAAGCCGAAGAACGGGATAAGTCGCCGATTTATTTCGCCCCCAACATCAGTTACTACACGAGGTAAGGATGGCGGTTTGGCTCGACACCCTCGGAAACACAGTACTGAGCGTAGCGATCTGCGATCGCTGCAAGCGCAAGGTCGCCTATTCCGACATTCGACCCGACGGCAACATCCCTGCTCTCCGAGTTTGTGGAGATGGGTGTTCAGATCAGTTCGATCCCTACCGTTTGCCAGCTCGGCAGTCGGAAAAGATCTCGCTGCGCTTCCCGCGTCCGGACGCCGATGTCGCCGAGCAGCAGGACGCGATCACCACCGACCCGAACATCGTCAACAACGCCAATCAATCTGTAGTTCCGTCGACAGCTGGTGAGTGGGGGATTGGACCAGAAACTTCCCAAGACGCGATCGATGGCAACCTTGACAATTTGAGCCCCTGACATGTCGAACATAAGAATTTCTCAGCTCCCAACAGGCTCGGCGCTAACCGGCACCGAACTTGTTCCGGTGGTGCAAAACGGTCAGACCATTCAAACCACGGTCAGCGCTTTCACGTCTAGTCCGACCCTGACGCAGACTTTCCTCACCGTCAACAACGAGACCTCTCTGCCAAACAGCCGCTATTTCGGCGCAGGAACAGGGCTAGGGCTCACCGACACCGGCGCTCAGGGGCAACTCAGGGTAACTCTTAACGGCACGGCAGGATCACTGGAAACAGCCGGTAACGGGTTCATTGCCAAGACCGCTGCCAACACGGTTGCAAACCGCACATTCCAGTTCAATTCTGGGCTGAATATCACGAACCCTGACGGGGTTTCTGGCAATCCGACTTTCTCGGTGACGGGATTGCTCTCCGCGCTGGCTGCAACGACCGGTACAGGCTTGTTAGCGACTGCGGGTGGTACAACCCTCACCCCGACTTCCGTTCTGGGCGTAGCGAGCCAAATAACTGTGTCTAATGGGAGCACGCAGCCGCTGATCGGCATTGCGAACAACCCGACACTTCCTGGAAACGCTGGAACGCTTTTGCCGTCAGGTACGACGGCGGAACGGTCAGGCTCTCCAGTCAACGGAACCCTGCGCTACAACACCGATATTGCCTTGCTTGAGGCGTACCTGAACGGCGCGTGGACGTCCTTGGCGTCCGGCTCGGGCGTAACCTCGATCGCTACGGGAACTGGGTTGACGGGCGGTCCAATCACTTCGACCGGCACGATTTCGATCGCCAGCACCGGCGTCTCGGCTGGTTCCTACACCGCCGCAAACATCACGGTGAACGCGCAAGGGCAGATTACCAGCGCCAGCAGCAACAGTTCTCTGGTGACGTCGTTCAGCGCCGGAACCACAGGGTTTACCCCGAGCACCGCGACCACCGGCGCAGTGACGCTGGCGGGCGTGCTCAATGTTGCAAACGGCGGAACAGGTGCAGCAACGCTGACAGGTTACGTCTACGGCAACGGCACGGGTGCGATGACCGCTGCCGCGACCATCCCGAACGCTGGTCTGACCAACAGTTCGCTGACCATCGGCACGACGGCTATTTCGCTTGGTGCAAGCAGCCTGACGCTGGGTGGCTTGACCTCGGTGGCGGTTACGCAAGACCCCGTATCTGCCTTGCAGTTGGCGACCAAGCAGTATGTCGACACCCAAGCATCAACTGGCTTGTCGTATCACCAGCCGGTGCAGGCGGCGACCACTGCAAGCCTTGCCTCGACCACGGGCGGCACGGTCACTTACAACAACGGCACTGCGGGTGTCGGCGCAACCATCACGTTGTCGGTTGCTTTGACAGTTTTGGATGGTTACACCTTAGTCAACACCAACCGAGTGTTGATCAAGAATGAAACCAATCAGGCGTACAACGGCGTCTACACATGGGCAACTGGCGGAACTGTTTTGACCCGTGCTACGGATGCAAATACTTATGGTCCTGGAACGACTGAACTTAGTGTCAATGATTATTTCTTTACGCAAAATGGTACAGTGAACAAGGGGATTGCGTATGTCCTGAGTTCCCCCACAGGAACTATTACATTTGGCACCTCTAACATCGTATTTTCTGAATTCAGCACCTCTCAGGTGTACACTGGTACTGCGCCGATCAACATCTCCGGCACAGTAATCTCGCTCAATACTGTCCCGGTGGCTTCAGGCGGCACGAACCTTACGTCATATGCCGCTGGAGACTTGCTTTATGCGTCAGGAACTACCACGCTTGCCAAACTGACGATCGGCACAGCCAACTATGTGCTGACCTCGAGCGGAACAGTGCCGCAGTACGTCGCGCAGTCAACGCTTTCGGTTGGGTCTGCAACGACAGCAACAAACGCTACCAATACAGCGATCACTGCTAACTCGACCAATGCGATAAATTACCTGACCTTTGTAAGCGCGACGACTGGCAATTTGGGGCAGTTGGTAAACTCATCGATAACTTGTAATCCTTCGACTGGCGTGATTACGGGCGGGATTTCTGGAGGTACTTTCTAATGTCAGCAACAAACTACACACCCATCCAGCTGTATTACAGCACGACTGCGGCTGCAGTTCCAGTAAACACGAACCTTGCAAACGGTGAGTTGGCGATCAACATCACCGACGGCAAACTGTTCTACAAGGACAACACCGGAACG